TCCGCGCCAATCAAGGTGCGATATTCGCGCTGGCGCACAATTCCGCGATCGCCCGTCGTATAAGTTGCGTACCCCATTATTCACCGCCTTTCATTGACAGAAGTTCCTCCAGTTTTTCGGCAAGTTCCGCCGTGTTGCGCTCAATCTCGGAGAGGTGGCGTTCGGCGTTCTGCTTCTCTTCACGCGCCAGCGCGACACGGCGCACCGCTTCGTCGTCGACTGACAGATTTTCGGCTTCGCGCCAGTCGCGGTGGCGGCTTTTCAGTTTTTCAAAGTCCTTCTCAAACTGTTTGAGGGCTGCGGCGTTCGCCTTCTCTTCGGCCATTTGCGCGGCCATTGAGTCCTTGTCACGATACCAGCCCCACGCCTGTTGCAGTTTCGCGTCGGCCGCAGCGACGTTGTTGCGCATCTCAGCTTCGGCTTCGCGTTCGGCGTTGAGGAGGTTCTGATGGTTGCGGATCTTGTCGGCATACTCCTTCTGCAGTTGGCGTTCGCGCCGTGCCGCTTCCTGTGCGTCAAGCCGGGCGCGTTCGGCGGCGGCCTTTTCGGCGGCCTTCTTTTCCTCTTTGGCTTTCTTCTCGGCGGCGGCCTTCGCGTCGGCTTCGTCCTTCTTCTTCTGCGCGTCGGCGAGGTTCTTCTTTATTCGCTCTTCCTCTTCGGCTTCGCGCTTCGCCTTTTCAGCTGCGGCCCGTTCTTCCTTCTCGCGCTTCTCACGGCGGACACGTTCGCGGATTTCCTCTTCCTTCTTCGCTTCATGCTCCTCGTCGCTCTTGTTGTCGTCGGCCGCCCATTTGTACGCGGAACCCAGCAAGCCGTTCTCGGCCGCCTTGCCCAGCCAGTGGCCCTTGGCGACATTCTTGGCGAAGACTTCGCCGCCTTCACGGTTCGCTGCGGCAAGCGCATCAAGAACACCCTCGCCGTTTGCGATTCCGGCGGCGGCACGCGTGACTGCGTACCCGGCACTCTGAATCGTTCCCTTGCCGATGGCCCAAACGTCGGAAAGGCCGGACTTTTCCCATACCCACTTCAACGCCTTGCCGACGGCCGACGCTCCTTCCTTGACGATGTTGAAGGCTTCGATGGTCTTGTTCGCCCAAACCTCGATGGATCCGTTTTCTTCCAATTCCTTCGCCGCGTCATGGACTGCGGAAAGGCCGCCTTTTGCTTCATCCATGAGCGCATTTCCGAACGCGCGGACGATGTTGTCCCAACGGCTCTGAATTGCACCGATAAGGCCGTCTCCCGTCTTTTCGGTTTCGGCCATTGCGCCCTTGTAGCGGCTGAGTTGCTTTTCGACTTCCGCCCAAAGTTGCGCATTTGACGCTCCCGCGTCTTGCAAGTCTTGAAGTTTCTGCGCGACTTCCGGCGTAATAACGCCCATGTTGCGCAACTGCATCACGGCGCGTGACAACGGCTGGCCGTCTCGAATGAAGGCATACATTCGGCCGACGGCCTGGCCGAGTTCCTCTATCGAATAACCGGTGGCCGCCGCCGTGTCGCCGATGAGTTCCAGCGACTTCTTGTAGCCCAACGCGCCGTCAGTCATTCGCATGAGCGCACGGGAAGCCTTGGCGAAATCGTCAAGGCCGAAGGGTGGCGTGTCGCCCAATTCTTTCAAGTCTTGCATGTGTCGCTTGGCTTCGTCGATGTCGCCGATGAGCGACTTAAACTGCGTGGTCTGCGTCTCGAACTTGAACGCCGATTTAAGCCCGGAACTTGCAAGCTGCCATGCCTTGCGGATTGCGGCGCAACCAATATCCCATGCCGCCTTGATGTCCGCCCAATGGATGCGGTTCGATTTCGCCGCGTCGCCCATAGACTTCTGCAACGCCTGTGCCATTGAGCCGACTTGGGCTTTCGTCGCTTCGATTCCGGCGGCGTTAAGCGCAGAAGTGATGCTGATTCTTATCTGCTTGTTTGCCATTGTGTACTCCTTCAACATTCGCCAGACGGTAAAAAGAAAAGCCGCGCCCGGAAACTCAAACGGACGCGGCAAAAGGAAGGAAGGGAACGCAACGCAAACTCAAGCGGGCGGGTCTTGCGCCTTCTTCTCATTCCGCAGACGTTCGGCGATCGTGTGAAGGGTCGCCAGATAGTCGGCATGCGCCTTCGTGCTGGACTTGGTGAGTTTCATCCCGGCTTCGACATGCGCCTCGTACAGATAGCCGCGCAAGCGCGACGGCGTTTGACACATGAGCTCGTCGTAAGTGAACCCGGTCACGGCGGCCGCCTTCGACAAGCGCACCTCAAGTTCCCGGTAGTTGGCGCGTTCGCGGTCGTCCGGGGTCATGGCGGCTTCTTGCTTCTTGGCGAGTGCGGTCTTCTCCGGGCGCACGTTGTCGCCTACCGAAACGTAGTACACCGCGTTGTCGACCTCTTCCTTCGTGGCGGTGCATGAGCCGATGAACACGCCGAGGGCGCATTGTATCTCTTCGGGGTCTTTGAGGTCGCGCAGATAGCCACGGTCGCGACCATGTGCGCAAGCGAACGCGAAAAGCCAGTCCTCGGTGGCGGTGTCGTCGGCGTACTGCTTGGCGTAGTAGTACCAGAAGAACGAGGCCATTGTCGGCTCGTAGAAAACAATACCCCCCGCGTGTGCATGGCGGGGGAAATTGTACGCGGTGGTCTCCGGGCCGTCGGTAATGACTGCGGCCAGCGCGTGAAGCCTTATGATGTCCTCGTCCGTCGGCTTCAAGCCTTCGGCGCGAAGATCGTCGAGGTCTTCCTTGGCAAGCTGCGAGAACATTACGCCGCTTCCGTGCCGATGAGGTACTTGGTGGCGGTGGCGGCTCTGGTGATGTACGCCGCGTCGCCGTCGGATTCGGACGGAGCCGTGGTGACGGTAAAACCGCCGTCCTGTGAAGCCGTGATTGCGCCCGTGCCGTCGCCGTCGGTCATGGTCGCCTGTACCTCGATGCGCCCGTGGCCAGCGTCGGACGAAACAGGCGCACCGGCGACGGTCTGGACGTGCGGGTCGACCGCGATGGTCGTGTTAATCTGCGTGAACTTGTCGGACGCGGTAAACGCCCCGACCACGTCTTGAGCCTTGGAACGCGGCGTGAGGTCGATGTTCACGGGATACGTGCGCAAGGACTTCGCCCCCGCTTCGACTTCGACACCGGAGATGGTGACAGTCGGCGGCGTTCCGGCTTGCGTGTTGACGGCGACAGTCGTCGGCATGATGTACTTCTCGCCGTGCTTGAACACCGCGCCGAGCGCGATAAGCACATCCGCCTTCTTGATTTCGCCTGTCACCGCGTATTCGACGGACGGGGCGATAACGTCGCCGTAAACGTCGTGCGCGACGGTGTCGCCGTAAGAGTTGGGACACTCCGCGACGGAAGACGTGCGGCCGTCCTGTGAGGACTTCGCGGTCAATCCGGGAAGGTCTCCCCAAAAATTGACGGGTGCGCTGAATCCTTTGTTTGCCATGTTGTTTTTCCCTTTCTGTTAAGCGCGGCCCGTAATGGTTGCCGCAAAAGTGACAGTCCACGACCCGCCGTTTTCGTCCTCTTGGAAGTCCGGCGGGTCGCCTTCGGACAACTGGAAGCCGTCGGCGGCAAAACCGTCGCCGCAAATCTCCGCGCAGTTGTCACCCCTTGCCAAACGGTCAAACACCGCCCATATCGCGTTGTAGTTCCGCTTGAACAGAACGCCGCCCTTGTCGTCGTCGATGGAACAAGTGAGGATGGCCGAAACGCCGAACGTGTAAATCGGTAGCGGCTCGGCATGTTGCCCTGTGATATGGACGTTGATGGCGATGCCGCTTGACGGCGTTTCGTGCCGTTCTCCGGACATGGCTTCCAGCAAGAGGGAGTAAACCGGAACGGAAGCACCGGCGGCTTCGATCGCGTCGCGGAGTTTTCGGGTGATGAGTTCGGCGGGGGTCATGCGAGTTCCTTTCGTGCCTTGGCGATCCCTTTGTCAATCTGGCCGTCAATGTAGCGCGTAGCCGCGGACATTGCGTCGGACAGGGCGGTCGGTGGTAGTGCTTCGGTGATGTAGTCCAACTTGTTCACAATCAGCACCTCGATGCGTGGATTCGTGCCGGAAACATACTCGCGCAGATAGCCGTCGGTCATTCGCGCGTCTATCTTGGTTTTCGGATTGCCGCCGGTCTGTTCGGCGCGATTGAAAAGCGACTTCATGAACCAGCCCCACGAGTGCTTGGCAAGTCCCCAGCGCGTGATGGCGCCGTGCCGTCTGCGCGCGTCTGCGCGTGTGTCCGCCGGTTTGACATACGCCCATTTGTCGGCACCGCCGCGCCGGACGATCTTCCAACGGCGTTGGGGCTTCTGGTTCTTGCCCTTGGGGGTGATGTACTTCGGGCCGGGGCCGTCGTACTTGGTCACGGATTGCAGCGGCACGACCTTCTTGGCCTTGGCCGTTCGGGCGCGTAGGCCGCGAACGAGCGCGATTGTGCCGCGCCGGATGGCGACGGCTTGCGAGTTGCCTAACTCTTCGCGGTAGCGGTTGCAAGCGCGGGTGAAGCCTTGGATGGTAGCGGTCGGCAAGTCTGCCGAAATCTCAAACACGGCCGCCATGTCGTCACCCCTTGGTGCGGCATTTGAGAACATACCAGCCGCCGTGCCGCGATACGGTGGAAACCTTCAAGGTGACAGGGTGACAGTCGGGGGCGACTTCGATTGTGTCGGACACTTCCGGGGCGGTGACTTCGGGCCAGTCTTCCGCGCGGAGCGCGACAAGGTAAACGACGGCGTAAGACGGCGCAAGTGCGTCGGCGAACGTGTCGGCAGTTCCGGATTCAAGAACCAGAACGGAAAGAGGATGCTGAAAAGAGCGAACCGCGCCGTCTTCGCGCCGCTTGCCGCGATAGGTTGCGCTATTGCTCCCAAACGTGTCGGACATGCCGACGGTGTAGGTTGCGCCGATGGGGTCGGTTTTAAGGGACACTACGACGCGAAGGGAACCGTCCAACTCGACGGCCGCGCCCTTGTCCAGTTCGGGGAAGTCGGCCGCCGTCGCAACATACCGCGCAACCTCGGCCGGGCCAACTTCTGAAACGGCCTCCGCGAAGTCACGCGCCGACGACTGCACGACCTTGCCGCTTGCCGTGCCGTGGCGCATGGTGTGCGCGGCTTCCGGCATGGTGGCGGCGATTGAGCCGATTACGTGGGCGATGTCTTCGCGGATTCCCATTTGCGTTTCGCTTTCATGATTCCCCCGGCGGCGAAGGACGATCAACACCGCCGGGGGCGCAAGGTTAGGCGTGGACGCCCGTCGCAAGGCCGAAGGATTCCGACCTCTTGATGAGAATGTCGGAGTCCTGCAACGCCACAAGGCGGAGGCCGCCGTTCGTGGAGTTCGCGTAGGGATCGACGATGATGTCCGTGCCGCTCCAAAGGCAGACCGTCAGCTGCGTGAAATCGCCAAAAAGGAGCTTCTTGGCGGGCATGAGGTTCGCCTCGACGAAATCGCGCCCGATCAGCTTGTTGGTCGCCGTGTCAAGCAGACGGGTAGAACCGCCGATTGCGCCGACATTCTTCGCGTCGGACGCCGCGCCGTCGGTCAGTACCTCGTAGTCGCGGGTCTTCGCCAGTTTCGCCCAAACTCCCGCATCACCCACAAACTTCATGCTCGGCTTGTAGGAGTTCGCAATCTTGGCGGCGGCGATAATGTCGACGATCTTGTCGAACGTCGGCGCATTACCCCACGCCGTACCAGTAAGCGCGGTGCAAAGGCCTCTCGGCTGGCCGTCCGCTCCAGTACCCTGAAACGCGGCGGTTTCCAAACCGTTCGCGCAAGCGTACATGAGCCACTGCAAAATCTTGGCCTGTACGTCGAACGACGACTGAAGGAGCAGCTTGCGCGTAATGTCGACATACGCGCCGTAGGTGTGCGGCGTGGCCGTGATCTGCCCAAAGGTCGGGTTCTTCTTGGGGGCGTTTTGGCCCTCAGTCACCCAACCGCCGGAAATGCTGCCGCCCTTGGGGATGGCGACGTTTCCGACAAGCCCGGTAAGCACTTCCGCGCCCAACTGTTCGCGAAGGACAAGCGCGACGACAAGAGCCTCGATGAACTGTCCGGCAAGGAGCAGCGTCTCGATCACGTTCTTGCCCGCGCCGCCGATCCCGGTAATGCCGCCCGCGCTGGAGTCGGTGTTGTAAGCCGGGGTGCCCAGCGTCAGTCCGCCGTCGTTGGCGTTCGCCGCCGCGCGGTTGCCGATGAAATCGGGAAGGAGGATACCCTGCACGGCGCGACCCGTCTGCTTCGCCAGTTCGTCGGAAACCTCGCGCTCGAAACCGATGTCGATGCTCGAATACTTCGACTCGGCGACCTCTGCGTAGTAGCGCAGCACCTTGGCGAAGTCGTACTTCTGGCGAATCTTCGTCTTGTCGCCCTCGTCGATCACGGCGCGGGCCTCGTCTGCGGGCTTCGCGGGCTTCTTCGCCAGTTCCGCAAGATACTTCTCGCGGCGGTTCAGGAGTTCCTCGCGGATTTCCTCGAAGGAACGCTCCGAGGTGAGTATGTCCGCGACTTCCTCGCCGCTGACGTGTGCGGCGGAGGCAAGTTCGCGGATTTTCTGACGCTGTTCAGGTGTCAGTTTCATCGTTGTTTGCCTTTCTCCAACGGCGGGAGCCGTGGTTGTTGCTGTTTTAGGGTGGCCCGCCTCGGCGGTTTTGCCGTCGTTGCGGTTCTCGGTGGTATTGGCATTGCGGCCAACGCCGATATTGGTGTCTGCGGGGACGTTCACAAACGACGCCTCGTATGGCGTCCAGTTCGTGACGCGGAAAATCGGAAGCCCCGTCTTCGCGTCCACGCCGTCGCGCTTGTACTCGTTCACGATGTAGCCGACGGACATATTGCGCTTTATGCCGTCAAGGGCGTCGGCCTCAATGTCCCGCGCTTTTTGGGAGTGGCCGAAACGGATCGTGCCGACGATCTTGCCGTCCTTGACTTCCGGCTTGTCCATGATCCCGATCTGTTCGCCGTAGTGGGTGTCCTGAATGACAAGCCCGTCACGCATCCGGGTGTCGTCGATCTCCCCCGGCTTGTGGCCGAGCACTTCTAACGCTTTCACCCATTCGCCGCTTTCGGGGTCTGTCATGTAGCGGG